GGTATCGGTAGCGTGCTCGCAGGCGCAGGTGCTGCCAACATTAATTACAACGAAGCAATGGATGCTCAAGAGCGTCAAGCTATGGTAGACCGTCAGAAGCAAGAGGCAGGCATGGTTGATACTGGCCCTGCAGCAAGATTGGCTGGCATGAAATTAGGGACAGACGCGGAGCGCACAGCCATGACTGGATTAGCTCAAGGTACGGGCGATGCCGTGCAATTAGAGCAGCTTCAGGCGGCAGCAGCACGCGCAGGCATTAGTCCTGAAGACAAGCGTATTACTCAAGCGTATCAAGCATTAAATAGTAATCCTGAAATTAAAGCACTGTTAAAAACCAGAGAAAGTTCTAACTTTGCGGTTGACTCGCCAGAAGCGGCGCAAATTAATCAACGGATTTATGAGATTGCTGCGCCTATTTTCCTTGGCAGAAAACTTAACCCAGACTTGTTTATTCCAAAGCCGCCTGAAGTAACAGCGGCACCTACTCCAGAGCCCGGGTTTTGGAGTAATTTATTCAATAGTGGGGCACTGACGCCTTTTGGTAGCACGACTCAGCCACCCACGGCAGCTCGTCGTGCAGCCCCAACCACCGGTGCCGTAGACACTTCTAACCCATTGTTGCGATAAAAATATGCCAAATTTGTCGGAAATTCTCAACGATCCTAATTATCTTAACGCTAACGAGGAGACTAAAGCTGCCATCTTTACAAAGTATGCACCTTTAGATGAGAATTACACGCAGGCAAATGCCGCTACTCAAGGTGCTATTCGCAACAAGTTTGGCGTAGAAGGTCAGGAAGGAATGGGGCCGCGTGGTGGTTTAGATGCTGGCATATATTCGGGTTATCAGCAAGCCAAAAGTGCGTTTTCCGGATTGGGTGGGCGTACTGGGCTAATGAGCTTGGAAAGCGCTAAAGCCATTCAAGAAGAAGCTGAAGACAAGCGACGCAAAGCCTTTAAACCGTCAGAAAAAAGTTTGGCTGAAGATCCTCTGAACAAGTTTGGAGAATTGCTCGGTCAATCTCTGCCATTTATGGTTGCGCCTATTGTTGCCGGTGGCGTGGCTACACTTGCTGGCGCTTCTGGCTTAGCTGCCGCAGGTATTAGTGGTCTTGCGTCTGCCGTGCAATTTACCGCCACAAACCTTGCCAGACAACAAGACACAGGCGTTGCCTTAGAAGACACCAAGCTCGGAAATGCGGTGCTAGCTTCAGTCCCGCAGGCGGCGTTGGAAACCCTGTCGTTTAGAATGTACCCGATAGTACAGAAGATATTTGGCGCTGCCGGCAAGCCTTTGACAGCAGCAGAGGCCACTGCAATCACTCGGCAAGGCTTATTTAAAACTGCCGGAGAGATGACTAAAACCGGCGTTAAAGTGGGCGCGACAGAAGGTCTGACTGAAGTTGGTCAGCAGTTCTTTGAGCGTCTACAGGCTGGTTTAAATATCGCAGACAAAGATGCTCGCAACGAGTACCTAGAGAGCTTTGTATCTGGCGCTATCCTTGGCTCAGCGCTATCTCTGCCCGGTGCCGGAGTACGTCGCGCAAAAGCCGAACAAGTTGTTGAGGCTAATAAGCCACAGACATTTGTTGAGCCCAATACCGGCGTAACGATGACTGCATCACCAGTAGAATTAACTGACTCTAATTTAGAATTGGCGGGCACGCAAGATGTTAACGGGCGCACTATTTATATATACGCTCCAAAACCAGAGACCATTTCTTCTGAAACTGGAGAGCAAACGACCTCCGAAGTCGCTCCTCCGCCCCCACAAGATGACACACTTTCGCAAGAAGGCGTGCCGTCTGACCAAGCCCTAGACCAAGCTGCAATGGAAGAAGAGTGGCGTCGTAGTCAAGGTGAGCTGCCTATTGCACCTCCTGCTGCGCCTCCCGCTCCCATTGAGGCTGCACCGACCACGCCCCCTGCGGCACCAGAGGCTGAGATTGTTCCTCTCGACGACACGGCAATATCTGAGCTTCCGCTGGATGCCGCTCCAGATGCCGCAAATCAAAGCGTCTTGCCACCCCCTGCCGCGCCAGAAGTCATTGACCCAAACATTGAGGCACAGTTAGCCGCAGAGCCGTTTGATTCTGATTCCATTATTCTTCCTCCTAAAGAAGAGCCAATACCTGCTGCGCCTAAAGCTGTAAAAGAAAAAGCTTCTGAACGAATTTTGTCTGCCCATGAATTCATTGCGTCCCTTGGCGGTTTGAATAAGAAAGAAGCCTCGGAGATCAATCCAGATGATGCAAAGCCCAATGTCAGAATTGGCAACAAATGGCTGTATGCAAGCAAAGGTGGACTTAGCGCTGGACAGGCGGCACAAAAACTGGCGGAAGCGGGATATATAAACACTGAATACAATAATGATGTGTATCGCGTAATTAGCGAAAGCCTCGCTAATCCTGTTTACTCAATCTATGACGCCGATGCGGTTGCTGAAAGAAAGTTCAATGAACAGGCGCTTGATGAAGCAGAGCGTTTTGAGGAGCGGCAGGCTCGCGCAGGTCAGGAAGCACGAGACATTAACGCAGATGTAGCTGAAGGTCAAAACATTGCAGCGGCTGACCTCAAAGACTTTAGGCAGCAGATGTTAGATGCTGGCTATACCGAGCAAGATCTAAATGTTATACGCTTTACTAAAGCAAGTCCCGAGCTACAGGCTGAAGTGATTGCTCTTCATGAGTTGGCTATAAACGAAGGGCTCTATCCAATTGAAATATTAGAGAGGCTGGATATTGCTTCGGCCGATAGAAGGATAACCAAACAGGAATACTATGCAAAAGCAAAAACAGAACTTGGACAAGCCATCGCAGAAAAAGCCCAGCAAAGAAGCGATCGAGATGCTGGCGAAGCTGCTGTACAGGAAAGCGCAGAGAGAGAGGAAGTCTTAACGGCTCCTACCGCAGAAGAATTAAAAGCCGAGCAAGACGCGACAGACAAAGTTGCTGCTGACAAAGCCAAGGCTGATCGTGAAGCCGATGCTACGGCTAAAGCTGATGCTGAGCGCAAAGAAATAGCGGCTCGCAGTGAAAAGGCTGCTGGCGAGTTTGTTCTAGGCAAGACCGCAGAGGAAGATCTGTCTGGGCAGAAGGACGTTTTTTCTACACCGGTGTACGCCGAGAGAAATGAGTTTCTTTACAACGTTAGCAAAAACAAAAAACAAAAAGAATTTAAAACATTAGACGGGTTTACGTTTTACTTAACAGAAGACGGCAAGGTTGTTGACAATCTTGATCCAGAAAAAGTTGATATGTCATGGGATACGTTCGATGACTTTATGGAAGCAACGAGCAATCTACGCACAATATTTCCCGATCAAGAAATCGCCTCATCTAATTCGGCAGAACAAATACGCAAAGACAACATTGCAAAATACGCCAGCCTTAAACAAAAACTAGCTGCCATTCAGCGTCGGTTTGTTGAAAGCAAAACAAAAGATTTTGACAAGGAAAGTTATAAGTATTTGTATCGTCAAGCAAATGACTTGAAAGATGCTATTGAGTCAACCAAAGAACCAAGAACGTCTCCTGCTGATTTCTTGGCTCGTGCGGCAAAAGAGCTTGCAGACGGGAATATTTCGCAAGAAGTGTACGATGTTGTGGACGCAATGTATAAAAAAAATCCAAGCCTTTTGGATGGCTTAAGGCTTTCTGTTAAGGCAACCGATTTGGATGTGGCGGGTCAGTTTTTTGGCTTAACTAAAATTGTCCGTTTGTTTAAAGAGACAGAAGGCGTCACAAATCCGTCTACACTTCGTCACGAGGTTGTGCACTCTCTTGAGCAAGTCATGAATCAAGACGCTCAAGCTGATCTGGTTGATGCTTGGGGCAAGGCTTTGCTTAAAGCAAGTAGAAACGCAAAGACAGCCCAAGAAAAAGAATTTTTTGTACAGGTTGGAAAGTTTCTTGAAAACCCAACTAAGGACACGCTGCTAAGTGCGGCAGATGCAATGCCAGACTACTCGTACTATCAATACATTAACCCATCAGAGTTTTGGGCTGTAAACGCCGAGTCTCTTATGACGTCGTATCTTGGCGGCGGATGGCAGCGGTTTAAGTCTTCTGTCAAAGGCTTATTAGAAGCGCTTAAAAGTGTCCTTGGCTTTGATAACAAAAGCGTTGTATATAAAACTTTTAACAGCGTTATTAATGGCGACAAAAATCGCACAAGCCCGATGCTGGTAGATTATGTCAGCATGGTCAGTAAAATGCTGCCTACCTACAACGTTACCAAGCCAGCAGCCAAGCCTTCGCCGGCAACATTGCCCGGCATATCACCAGCACCCAAGTCTCTGCCATTAAAGCCAAGGCCTACTGCTACATGGCAGTCTTTAGATCCGATGACATGGCAAGACACCGCGTCTATAGCACTGTTCGACAAGCATCGCAACCTTGATCTGGTGCAAAAAGAAATCCAAAAGATGGTCGGTGAAATCACCGGCGACCTAAACGCTTATCGTGCAGAAACCCTTGCGCACGGCAGAGCAGAAAGTAGTTGGAAAGATTTTCTCAAGTTTGAGCTCAGCCCCGTCATTACTGAGATGAACAACAATAAGATCACTGACGATGCTTTGACAGAATACCTTGTGATGCGCCACGCAAAAGAGGCTAACGACCTTATTGCCGCACGCAATCCTAATGATCCTTCCAGACAAGACGAAGGCTCTGGCGTTTCGTACAAGGAGCGAGACGACTACTTTAAGGCTTTAGACCCAGCCAAGAAAAAAGTATTTGAATCTATCGCCAAGAAAGTAGACGCCGCTCTTAAAAAGACACGAGATCTACTTGAAGAAGGCGGTGTCATTACCAAGGAAAATCGTGAAGCGTGGGAGTCAATGTTTGAATTTTACGTGCCTCTGCGTAGAGAAGAGAGTGACTACTCATTGCCAAGCTCTAGCTATCGCCGAGTAGGTAATTTTGCTAAGTCTCGCACGGGCTCTAAGAAAGATGTAATCGACGTTCTTTCTAACATTGCCGCTAATCGAGAAATTGCTATTAGCCGTATTGAGAAAGAAAAGGTTAACCGTGCCGTTTATGGTTTAACAGTGATGAATCCAAACCCAGAGTATTGGATGGCGATTAGTCCTGATGCCATTAAAAACAAAGACCTTCTCATAGAGGAATTAGAGAAAAACTTTGACTTGACTAGGAAAGACGCAGAGGACTTTGTTAAGAACATAATGACTGAGCCTACCAAGGAAAGGTTTAACAAAGACACCAATGTTGTAGATAGGTTTATCGACACTAACGCTAAGTATGCAGATTACGTCTTGCCAGTAAAAATAGAAGGCAAGGATAGGTTTGTTTTCTTTAATCCTAAGAATGATCGTGCCATGCAGATGGTTCAGTCTCTCAGAGGACTAGACGTTCCGAAATTGGGCGCAGTCATGCAGATGATCGCCCCTATCACTCGGTTCTTTTCTGCAATTAACACTCAATATAACTTAGTGTTTGGTGCATGGAACTTTGCGCGAGACGTTCAGGGCGCTCGACTAAACTTATCGACCACTCCAATTGCTGACGAAAAGAACGCAGTGCTCACAGGCACGTTTTCGGCGATTCCTGATATATATACAGCCGTTCGTGAAGACAATGCCGGCGTACCCTTTAGCGATACTTCCGATGGATCTTGGGCTGACTTTACCAGGCATGGCGGCAAGGTTGGTTACAAGGATCAGTTTTCTAGGCTCACTCAGTCTACGAACATTGTGAACCGAGAATTAGGCAAGCTTAACCGTGGCATTACCATGAAGGGCGCGTATGCAATTCTTAACTGGGTGTCTAACGCCAACGACGTCTTGGAAAACTCTACTCGTCTTTCTGCTTATCGGGTAGCTCTGAATAAGTTTAAAAATGAAGCCGAGGCGAAGAATCCGGGCGGCAAGATTAGTGAAAAACAGTTAGAGGACATGAAGGCTCGTGCCGCTGACATCGCCAAGAACATTACTGTCAACTTTAACCGTAAGGGAACTTTTGGCGTCACAGCGGGCTCTCTGTATGCGTTCTTTAACGCCTCTGCCCAAGGTACGAAACGTTTATACGAAACCCTTACGGGGCCAAAAGGCAAGACGATCATGGCTGCCGGCATTGGAATCGGCATAGCACAGGCAATTGCTTTAGCTTTCTTTGGCTTTGACGAGGATGAGCCTACAGAGTTTATGAAGCAAAAGAACCTGATTATTCCAACAGGTGATGGCAAGTACGTCATGTGGCCTATGCCGTTTGGATTTAACGTATTTCCTAACCTTGGTCGTATCTTCTTTGAGACAGCATCTAAAGCTTCCAAAGGTCAAGATGTTACGCCTCAGTTAATCAATACCGTCACAATGTTGGCAAACGCATTTAACCCACTAGGCGGTGGCGGCTTACTACAAATGATTACGCCCACTATTGGCGATCCCATTGTGGCGCTTATTGAAAACAAAGACGCCTTTGGGCGGCCAATATCTAGGGAGTCTCGCGTAACTTCTCCAGTCCCCGGCTACAAGCTTTCGCGTGATCCATCACCGTCCATTAGTCAATTCTTGGCCGAGTTTATCAATACGATTACGTTTGGCGACAAGGACAAGAAGGGGCTCTTAAGCCCCACGGCAGATCAGATTGATTATCTGGCTAAACAAGTGGGTGGCGGCGTGTATCGTGAAGCGTCAGGTATTTTGACCTATGTTTCTAATGAGATAGAAGGAAAAGAAACGCCGGACTACAAGATACCTATTGCAGGCAAGATTGTTGGCGACCTAAACTCACCACCAGCCATCTCGCAACGTTTCTATAGCAACGTTATTAAAATGGCCGAGCATGAGGCGTCAATCAAAGGTCGTGCTGAGCGCCGAGAAAATGTGTCAGAGTATTTGCGCAAAAACCCAGAGGCGTCTATGTGGCGTCGCGCAAACACGCTGGAAAACGAAATATCCAAACTAAACCGACGACGCAGAGAGCTTGTTGGTCAAGAAGCGCCAGTTGCACGAATTAAACAACTTGACGAGCAGAAAACCAGAATGATGAAACAGTTTAACGATCAGGTTCGTAAATACCAGAAATAATCAATCTCCACAAAAACAGGGAATTGTTTCTTCGTCAAAGAGTGCGATCTGATTGTTTTGAAAATGAAGCAAGGCCGAGTAACTCGGTCTGTCTTTGCAAAACTTTGCGCCTATTGGATCAATCATCAAGTAACCTTTGTGTTTGCTCTAATAAATCTTCTTCTGTAACACCGTAGTGTTTGGCAAAAGCTTTTCTGCCCATGCCATGCACTCCGGTATTCCCGCGATGATGCTCTGGGCACAATCCAATAACAGGTGCCAAGTCTCTGCGGCCTGCGTGTCTAATATGATGCATCTCACACGGAGTCTCGCCGTAACCCAAATGTCTACACAAACTACACGCCAATTGTGCTAGTCTGTCGTAGTGTTTCTTCTGTTCTTTAGTAGACATATACTGGGTCACACTAAACGTTTAGTGTGACATTCCACTCAGTAGCAGGAAATGGGTTTAAATGGCCCATCTTTTTCAGTATCCCAGCAACATGACCCGCGTGGAGTTATTTCGCATTTAATGACAGCGAACGATGGGGCTGCAACTAACATAGCTAATATAAAAATAATTGTTTTCATTCTGTATCTCTCTTTCGTTTAGGTTTAACTGCTGTAATCCCTACCTCTTCTTCCCTCACCCGTGCCAACATCATCTCATCTGCCATAGCATAAGCATCATTGGCCACGAATTTGTGTATTGCACCGTGCCGTATGACTCCACCAAGCATGGCAAGCGCTGCAAAAAAGTCCCTCATGTCTTCGTCTTTCATTTCATAGATCCATCTGGCTTGCGCTTAAAGCTCCTATTCTTACTGGGAGCCTCAAGACGCACTCCATCAGCGTTAGAACCGCCCTTAGAGAGCGCTTTGACGTGCGCTACGTCCTTACCCTTCCTAGCGACTCCTTTCGCGTCCAGAGCCCTTCTAGCGCGTTGGCGTTCCATGCGGTCAGGCAATTCGCCACGTTTCTGCTGCGTCTGGTACTCAACGGCATAATTTCGTTTTGCCATGACCTTCTCCTATTTAGTACTGGTATCAAGCGTATTAAACTTGTCGATCAAAATGTCATTGAGGTATTTGCCTTTAAACGCAAAGTTCTCAATCTCTTTGCAAGCATCTACAACCTTCACGGCGTCGCGCAATGCTTGGCTGTAGCCGGCCTTGTACGGGTCGTTGCCGTCAATAATCATAGTAATCGCATCTCGTACTAATGAGGAAGCCTTACGATTCTTGGCGTGCTGGCGGATCTTGTCGTAATGTTCTTGCGAGAGGTAGACCGAATATGGAATTAGCTTAGTCATGTGTTTCCTTATGAGTTGCGCCACGCATCAAAGCTGCGCTTGAGTTGATTAAAAAGACTACGCGCATCGGCATCGGTTTTAAGTTCTTTGCGTGACTCAATGCCAAGATAATGAATAAGCCATTCTGTGCAAGCCTTCTCGTTTTGCCCTTTCAACAGACCTCGTTCGTTTAGCCATTGCCAGAATTCGCTATCCCTGCAAACAATGCCAGCCATCTTGACGGCGTGGTCTCCGGGGAATTCTCCTTCTCGGCTCATGGGTTGATCGTCATCCCCTAGGCGCACCATCACGACTTGATACCTAGAGCCAACAAAATCGCGCATGACTGCATCATCAAGATCGTCCGGATGAATGCTTAACGTAAGAACGTAACCATTTTTGTCTTGCTTAAGACCGAGTTTGACTGCCTCAAATTGCGGATGCATTTGTTTTCTCCTTTCTTTTGCGGTATGACTCACGATCTAAGAACCCAAGCTTGACGCTCTCAAAGTTTAGGGTTTCCAATTTTCTTCTCCAGATACTCGATTACACCTCTGTATTTAACAACCTGAAAAGCCATTTGTTCGTACTTTGCCTCAAGCGCGTCATTTTCATCAATCTCTGTCTCAAGGGCGAGCTGTAGATTCTTTGCCAGAGTTTGCCAGTCAACTTTTTTATTAGACATATTGCTCTCCATCAGAATGGAATTTCTCCGTCATCATCGGACGCAGATTGTTTGGGAGCGGCTTTCTTGTATGGCTTGCCGGCCTTGATCGAGATAAACTTTTGCTCCTGATACGTCTTTGTCCACCCTGAAATCTCAATCTCAATTAACTCTTCGTCGCTATTGGCCATGAGTTCTTTCAGTAGGCTGCGTTCAATCTTGAGGCTGCCACGTACGTTTGGATGTGCGTCTGTTGTTTTGTGTTTGTTAGGCCAGAGTGAACCGCTATTTGGATATTCCATGTATTGCTCCTATTGAAATGATGCTTTGCGTGTTTTAAATGACTCAAGGATCTCGTCGTAGACAACCTTGTTTTCTTCTTTCAGCTTGTCGTACAACTGTCGGTTGGTCTGGAAGATTGCGTTCACGTTCTCTACAGATTCGCTCACAGTCAACAGAATGTCTGTACATTCCTTGAGGCCATTAGCAAACCCACCGGGATCTTTCTCGTCAATCGTGATCTGCCATGCGGCATCTTTGCCTTTGACTTTCTCAAGCTTAGGCGCTGCGGCCTTGGGTTTTTCTTCCTCGACTGGGGGCGCAGAATCTAGCGCGTCATGTTCCACAATCTCCATTGCCGTGACCCATAAGTAGCGTCTGAGGTAAGTTTGTACGGCACCTAGGTTTTGCACCTCATGGCAGCCTTTCAGCGCCGCTGTAGACATTGGGCTTTGAATGACAACTTCACCGCCGCCATCAGTATCTATGATGGTCAGTGTGGCAAACTCAACCCCGTAGCTGATAATCCCGCACAGTCCAATCTCGGCAAAGATATTCTGCGTGACAGGCAGAAAATCATCGAGCTGCATATAGGAATATCCGGCAAACTTGTTGTGCCCGCTCTTGCCAATTTTCGTTGCTTGCAGCTTAACGCGTGCTTGCATTAGTTTCTTGTAAACGCTCATGCGTCTCTCCCTGAGTTGTATGCTTTCCATTGGCTGCAGAAATCCCGAACCTGACAGTAATTCTGACAGCGTGTTCTTTCTCCTTCCCTCACCTCTATGGCAAATCCTTTACCTGATTGCTCTAGCACAGTATCGGCCTCTTCTTTGCTGTAGCAAATCTGCTTGGCACGTATACCACCGATCTTCTTGATTGCCCAAGTGGTCTGCTTCTCCCACATATCTTCTGGCGTACATTCAGGCAAGTCTTCGTTCGTCTCTGCTGCAAACAAAGCTTCAGAGTGCTTCTTAATGAGGCCACGAATAAACTCCGTGCGATCATCATATGGCCAAACATCAATTGCAATCTCTTTGACTGGTGCATTAGGATAGGCTTCTTTTGCTTCTGCCTCTCGGCGTGTCCAGTCACGGATAATTGCCACAATACTCAATCCCGTCACAGGCACTTTCTTACCTGTCTCCACTAGCCATGCGTAGATATTAAGTTGTTGCTCCCACTCTACTTTCTGATTCATTACTGACCATGCGGCTACTGTCTTGTAGTCAGAGACGTGGATGCCATTCTCGTTCGTTATCTGAAGATCAATAGCGCCTGAGATTGACCATCCGTCTAATATGGCATGAAGTCTTTCTTCGACCAAGTGATTAGCGTCCTTGCCATGTTCTAGTACAGCGTGGATAGCCGTACCAAAGATAGCCCAGATACGATCAGCTACATCTTCCTCAAGGTACTCTTCGTTCAGGCGCTTGAGCTGAACAATACGTGGACTGTTAATGAGCTCAGTCGCTGAGATGTTGGATCCACCTTTTGTGTATGTGGGACGCCGAAGGACGTTGACAAAGGTTTCTGGGAGGTTGTGTTTATTCGTTAGACGCATTGTCTTGCTCCTCAACATACTTCATAGCTGCTGCCCACGCTTCCCGCCAGATATGTATGGCTGCGTCATCAGGGAATGAGATACCTTTAAACCGTTCGTGAAAAGCATCTTCACATTGAATAGAGAATGCTTTCATTTCATCTCCCTCGTGACTGACAATAGCTCAGAAGCAAGCTCCATTAATTTAATGGCAGTAACCTTTGCTTTCTCAAAGTCTTTTTTATTGACTAGCTGATGATATAACTGGAGTCGTTGATCCATGCGGATCAGAATCTCGCTGTAGTCCATAATGCTCTCCTGTGTTAACCTCGTATAACATCTGTCTCCAAACAGATTAGGTACATCATAATTCATGTGTTGCAAGGATGTCAAGTATGTCATGCAAATTATTTTACGGAATTGATCCGGGTAGCTCTTCTGGGGCATGGGGCGCACTCAATGCCGATGGATCGTTTGTCGGATGCGGGGAGCTTCCTGTGCAAGACGGTCGGATTCTAGCTATAGACTTGTACAAGTTATTGGACAATCCAGAAAAGATTGCCATAGAGGATGTATGGGTGAGGCCGGGGCAGGGTATTGCTTCGTCAGGCAAGTTTATGAGGGCGGTTGGGTCTATAGAGGCCGTGGCGGCACTGACTGGGGTAAGTGTCTCAATGGTACGGCCTCAAGTTTGGAAGAAGCATCACGGGCTCATTGGCACAGAAAAGAGCGCCAGTTTAGAGTTAGCTAGGACGTTGTGGCCAGATGCGCCGCTGAAGTTGGCTAAACACCACGGACGCGCTGATTCTTTGCTTATATGCCTATGGATGTTGCAGCGATAGATTGTTTTTGTTATATTGTCCATACCAAGACCCTCCTTGGTCTGTTTCTCCGACAGGTTGTTCTCCTTAGTGCCTCCCCTAGAATCCCCTCTCCTATCTGGTCAGGGGATTCTTCTTTGTGGTATCTTTAATTTGTGGGGTCAGGCGTTAGCGGCCTGACATGGCGCACAAAAGTTTACAGGCCAACTCCCTTGGCAGGCGGTCGCACTTAAACCTTGTGCAATTTTGCGTTATTTGATTCAATGGAAATCCTGCTTTATGGAAGCCCACACTTTACTTTTGTTTTAAAGTTGTTTAGAATGTAGTCATTGATGGGCTGGTAATCCATCATAGTTAAGCGAAACGACCCGAACCTTTATTGAAGGAGCGGGCTTCGTCAAAGCTGTAGGAAGGTGTCGCTTCACCCCTATATGCGGCAACCAAGCCTAAAGCTCGTATCTTTCAATAAGGGTTTTTTTATTGGGCGTCGCAAACACCTTTTGCAATAGTCTATCGGGAAAAGGCTTCAGACCTAGGGTAAAGGAAATGAGTATCTGCACCGCGTCGTGGCGACAGTGAAAGTGTAGTTCCCAAGGAGCAGAGTCACTACAGTTCTGGATTGCAAAATATGTTCCGCACAGAAGACTGCCCAAGCGGACGAGTAGGGATGCAGTGAAGTGAGATATGCTGCCTTGGATGGCAACACTAATCCGATCCTTCAGTGAGACGGTAACGGTGGCGGATGTAGCTTTGCGTTCCGGCAACTTGGTTAGGCAACGCTCCGTGATGGGGGGATAATGCTGGGACATAGGACGTTGCGAACATCTTTAAACGTCCACCGATTGATCGGTTAATAGCATGGAGGAGTCTACTAGACCCCTTTAGGTATGTTTTGACGCCTAACGTTAGACAACTACGAACTGCTTTGCCATATGTTAAATCTGGATTCTTCTTGAGAGCGAGGAAATCATGCGAAGTAATATGGAGATAGCGCAAGAGTTACGACAAATTAGACGCGACTTTGAGCAACACGCGCAGGCCGGTAGAACATACTTGTTTTGTTCGTACTCAGACAAAGAGACAGTCAAATCTCTTGGAGGGATATGGGATGCAGCCAGAAGCCAATGGTATGTACCTCATGGCAAAAGCCTCTTGCGATTCAAAAAATGGTTAGAAAGAACACCTACCGTCAATAAGACATCTGGCAAGTTTTTAGTCAGTAAATACAAGAATTCTGCAGCACACTACTGGACTGGATCTGATACGGCTTGTAAGCTTTACTCCACCGGTAGCATGAATAAAAAGAAATACAAGACAAGCGACACAAGCCTTGGCAAAAAGATCTGTCATATGTGTCAAGTGAATAATAAAAAATTACTTAGCGAGCGTGTAGATACAGAATACGAGTAAGCAAAGGAAGAATTCGTTACTTCATTACCAATGTTATAAGCTGTACAAAATAACAGTATTGCAAACGCCAGAACACAGGTATAGAATTCACGGACACGGTTGAGGGATCGTGCCTAACAGGGGATAGCATGAACACACACAAATACATTGCCGACTGCACTCGCAGCGGTATCCGCACGTCCAAAGGATCACAATGTTAATTTCAAACATCACGCTAAATAAGCAAACACAGTCACGCGTAGCTATTTCTCAAGACACGGTTGCTGAGTATGCTGAAGATATGATTGCAGGCCAGACGTTTCCGCCGATCACGGTGTTCTTTGACGGCATAGAGAACTATTTGGTAGATGGGTATCACAGATATTTTGCATACAAGAAGGCCGGCATTGATAGCGTAGAAGTCAATGTTCTGAATGGCACCTTGCGTGATGCCGTACTGTATGCCGTAGGGGTCAATGACGATCATGGCTTGCGTCGTTCTAACGAAGACAAACGTAAGGCTGTACTGACACTGTTTGATGATATGGAATGGGCAGAATGGACAGACGCAATCATTGCTAAGAAGTGTAAAGTCTCGGCAACTTTTGTTGGGCGTATCCGTAAGTCTCTTGACCTTGAGCGCACAGAAAAGAAATACGTCAACAAACATGGGCAAGAGAAAACAATTAACGTTGGGAACCTTGGCACAAGACCCGTCATACATCCAGAGCCACCCCAAGAAGATGAGCAAATGCAAGAGCTTGCCAACGCCAATGTCGAACTGGCAGAAGAGCTTGCCACATTGAAGGATCGACTAGCGCTGAAGGTCATGGACATACCAGAGGAGGAAAAGCACGACATCGAAGAGACTATGGCAGAATTACGTGCCACGGTAAAGATGCAGGAGGCAGAGATTGCGGCACTCAAATCTTCAAGAGATCAACTCTTGGCAAAGAATTCAGAGATGCTTAAGCAATTGGCATACTGGAAGAAGCAAGCAGAAAAGGCAGCAGCATAAACTCACCCGAAGTCCGGCGGTATCCGGTCAGGAGATATAAATGCTTAACCTAAGAGAGCATCAAGAGTACGCATTAAAGCAGATAGAAGAAGGGTTTAACGCAGGGCACACACGACAGTTTCTATATGGCCCAACAGGGGTTGGCAAGACAGAATGTGCCATCGCCATCATGCAAGAGTATGCAAGCAAGCATCAGCGTTGTGCAATGGTCATGGATCGGGTGGTGCTTGTCGAGCAAACCAGTCTCAGGCTTGGCAAGTACCAGATTGAACACGGTGTCATGCAAGCAGGGCATTGGAGATATAGACCTAGCGAGCGTATACAAATCTGTTCTATACAGACTTTGGCGCGGCGCAACAAAATAACGACACCAGACTTACTTATTTACGATGAGGCACACGTTCTACATAAGTCTATGTTGGACTACATCAAAGAAAACCCCCAGATGCGTGTCATAGGCTTATCTGCCACGCCTTTTACCAAAGGTCTAAGTAGTCTCTACACCAATGTCGTGAATTCTACGTCTACAGAAGCGCTGATAGGCAAGGGCTTTCTGTGCCCACTCAAGGTCTATATCGCCAAAGAAATCGACATGAGCGGGGCTAAGAAACTAGCGGGTGAATGGGCGGCAGACGAAGTAGCTAGCCGAGGCATGAAGATCACTGGGGACATTGTTTCAGAGTGGGTGAAAAAGACCTACGAAGTATTCGGTGAGCCACGCAAGACCATCGTGTTCTGTTCTGGCGTAAATCACGGCAAAGATCTAGAGAAACAATTTAATGCGGCAGGGTACAACTTCGTGTCGATCTCTTACAAAGAGGACGATGAGTTCAAGCGCCAGACTATTGAACAGTTCTCTAAGCCAGACTCAAGGATTCACGGCCTCATTGCCACCGATATTCTGACAAAAGGCTTCGACGTAAGTGATGTCATGATTGGCGTATCAGCACGGCCTTTCTCTAAGTCATTCAGCAGCCACGTTCAGCAAATGGGACGGGTAATGAGAGGACATGAGGGTAAACCCTATGCCTTGTGGCTTGACCATTCGGGTAACTTCATCAGATTCAGAGATGACTGGGACGATGTATTTGCCAATGGCGTTACGATCCTTAAGGACGGCGGTGAGGTAGCCAAGAAAGAACCTTCCGAGAAAGAAAAGAAAGAAGCCAAGTGTCCCAAGTGTGCAGTCTTGTGGACGTTTAAATCAGATACTTGCGGGTCATGCGGCTACATCAAAGTCAGGATGTCTACGGTAGAGACAATTCCGGGCGAGCTAAAAGAATTAGAAGCAGCAAACAAGAAGCTGCGTATCGACAATCAGTCATTCTATTCACAACTTATTTACTACGCACAAGCCAAAGGATATAAGCCCGGCTGGGCGTACCATAAATACAAAGAGAGATTTAGTGTCGATCCAAGAGGGCTGTCGAGCGCACCTGAGCAAGTCAGTCCCAATACATTAAATTGGATCAAGTCACGCACGATTGCGTTTGCTAAATCAAAAGCGAGAGCAGCATGAGGTTCGAAGATTTTGCACTCGCTCATGGCCTCATCATTAAAAGTCTCGTCATGCACAGATGGGTTCGTGTCCAGACGGTCGATAAGCCACATCACATGAACGGCAGCTATAAATACGATGGCGATGTCGCTTTTCTACAGAACTGGGCAATCCATGAGAAGCCTGTCAGATGGGCTCCAGAATCGACGTATAAGCGTGATCTGGCAAAAGACAAGCAAAGAGCTGTCCAAGCTGCTAAAGAGCGCCAGAAAGCCCAAAAAGAGGCTGCAAACAGGGCTGCATGGATTCTGAAGCAGTGTGCCAAACAAAATCACACATATTTAGACAAGAAAGGCTTTCCAGAAGAGAAGGGGTGGGTATGGAATGAGCTACTGATCGTGCCAATGCGGATCGCAGGAAATCTTGTGGGCTGCCAATTGATAGATAAAACCGGCCAAAAGAAGTTTTTATCTGGACAGGTCACAAAGAACGCTATAGCGACATTTGACAATAAGGGTGTAGACATTATTACTGAGGGCTATGCGACTGCGCTGTCTGTACGCAGAGCTTTAAAGGCCATGAAGACACGCTACCGCATCCACGTTACCTTCTCGGCGGGGAATCTGGTTGAGGTTGCTAGGGAATTCCCTGAGTGTTTTGTTGTGGCTGACAATGACACAACTGGTATCAAGGTTGCAAAGCAGACGCAACGTCCGTACTGGGTATCAGACGCTGCAGGGTTTGATTTTAATGATTATGAGGTACAGGTGGGAGCGGTAGAGGCAGGGCAAAGCTTATTGAATGTGATGAGCAGGGCGAGTGAAGATGCTGCTGCGTAAGAAATTTGTTTCAGGGGATTCTAGAATCTCAGACAGTACCTCATTAGCAAGCTCAAGCGCCGCATCAGGCTGCCCTAATGCTTCAGCAGAAACCAAGACCGTACCGTCTTCGGTTTCTTCTAAGTAGATAATGATTACATTCATGGTCGCTCCTTAAGTACTTCTAGTAGCTTTTCTAGGTAGTGTATACCTTTGCCAATTTCCTGTGCTGATTCATCTTTACTACCGCACCGCATAATGTACTTGAGAGCATTGCCTCTGTAATAGCCAATACGCTGCTCCAAAGGCCAAGTATCTACTACATCCCAAGGCTCAACACCCAGAGTTTTGTAGTGAGCGCCGCCAACTTGTTTAGCGTTGGCTGTCAATACGTTGTGTCTGTTCAGCGCCTCACGCTCCTCTAAGTCTTCTATGTTGTGTTTGTATATATCTTGTAATGGCGGGCATCCACTCACGGTGCTTTCCTCAGATTAAGTTACATGAAATAGTGGTTATCAAATACATCATGCTTACTGTCCATGCGCCGATAGTTAACAGTAACAACATAAGAAACCAAATCATATCCAACTCGCTGCGATGTCACAGCGGGGTACGCTAGGGTTCTCTCGAAGTAGATGTACTCGTCTACGCTCTTCTTCTTTCTGCTCTCGGATTCTTGCAAGCTCTTCTTGGCGTGGGTGTGGCACGTCTGGTTTGTTGCCGACGGCAAACACGCGTGAATAAATAGAAGATGTTTTAGTCCATCCGGTTGTGTAAATTTTCTTCTGCGCTCGTAAAGCGCCCGCTGCTTTTCGTACATATTTGGAGCTAACCTTCGCATCGATTGCGATATGCATATAGCTTCCTTTGCCAATCTTCTTAAGCGTTGCGAGCACAACGTCCGCGCCGTGTGGTAGTTGGTTATCCATTATTTTTTTCCTTTAATTTGTCTTCGATGGCATGGACAAGTTCACCCCAAGGGATTGAGTAATATTCGCCCCATAACTCATTACTTTCCCCTCTCGTCAGACCAACCCACGGCTTTTGCTCCGCACCTTGAATAATCTCACACGCTTTTTTCTCAAGCTCCATGACCCGATCTAGCAAAACGGCGCGGGTGTCGTAGTCGGGGTTAAATTCATCTTTTTCTTCATCCTTAATCGATTGCGCCAAGATATGACGAGCTTTAGCCGTTTCTCCAAGCTCAATTAATTTAAGTGCCACTTTCATTGCGGCAATGCTCATTTCGCCCTCGCTATAATTGTTTCAGCTAATCGGATTTTCATATCTTCTTCACACAGTTTTGCACAAGCTTCGCGTAATCGCTTTTCTTGTGCAGACCGTGCAGCATCCGCAACAGACCACGCAGCATCCGCAGCATCCGCAGCAGCCCTCGCAGCATCCGCACCACCCGCAGCAGCCCTCGCAGCAGCCCTCGCAGCATCCGCACCACCCGCAGCAGACCACGCAGCAGACCACGCACCACCCGCAGCAGACCACGCAGCAGACCACGCAGCATCCTCAGCAGCATCCTCAGCAGACCCCGCAGCATCC